AGATCAGCTAATCTTTCTGTAACTTCTGAAACAGTTTTAATCAGTTGACCAGCTACTTCATATGTTCTCGGATGTTCACTTTCTTTAGCAAGATCAAGAATGCCAGTAATAGCATCTTGTCCTCGTTCTACAAGATTATAAAAATTTTCACGACTATACTTATAGTCAGCTTCTGCATCTTCAAAATTATCAGACGGCCTAGGAATAAGAGGTTTAGGATCTATTATTTGTTGTTTAATTTCTCTCGAGGTTATTCCTAAAGCATTACTAATCTTCGTATCAATATTATTCATTAAACCCACTCACTAATTGTTTCATTAAATCCAAAATTATCATCAGCATCTGGTGCAGTAGTTACTGTTGTTGTAACTTTCTGTACTCTCGTTGGAGCAGCATCTTGCAAATCAGTATACGTTTTAACTTGAGCATCTGTAATAGGTTTGTCTGTAGTAACTGGACCATACACATAAGTTTTAGCTGTGAAATTAAAAGTATAGATGATCGCTCGACGTTCTGTAAAACTTCCTGTATAAGTATCTTCATAATTAACACTGTTTAAAACAATAGGCACATCTCTAATCGTATCCATCTCTGGAACTTCTTTAATGGAAACTGTATATTCTGGTTGAAAAAATGGTAGTATTTGTTCTACTATCTGAATACCATCATCAGAATTTTTAGCCATAACAAATAATTCAAAAGATAAATTCCAAGCAACTGGAATATATTGTACACTCATTTCTTTTAATTTTTTATCATCAGTATTAGCTACCGCTCTTTTCTTTATGATTCTATTCAATTTACGAGAAGGATCATAATCCAAACCGGCTATTTCAAAACCTATTCTAGGAAGAGTTATAGCAACCTTTTGATCTAAATTTGGATCAGCTTCTAATCGTATAATAAATTTTTGTTTAGGCCCATAAGCCAACGGCACTTTGAGTGTTTGCACCACAACACCTGCAGCATCTTTTCTTGTAATGATAATATCATTAAACAAGCTACCAAAAGCAACAATAGCTTTTCGTATTGTTTCGTTATAAAAATAAGTACCTAACATCTATCATCTCCTATATACTTTGTGAAGGTTCCCCAAATGGATTCGTTTCTGTAAAATCTAATATAAGTTCAGCTTCTGTTTCAAATAATGCATTATCTGATTGAGGATCTTGTGTTGCTAAACTGTAAGCCTCTTGAATAAGGAAGAACGAATAGTAAGTATCGGAATCTTCCAAAAGAAGTGACGTACCTGCTGCTGTAGTTTCTGCTAAGAGATACGAACTATCTTCAAGTATAATACTAGAAGCAGTTGGCGGCCACGGTGTACCCGGTGGATCCTGTTCATATATAGTACCCCACTCCTGACCAATCCTTTCATTAAATGCCACCTGATTTTCAAGAGAAAATTCATATCCAGATGCATCTGTACTTCGCTTGGCTTCGATAGCATCAATTGCTGTAATACCAGTATCCAGACGTTCACTAGAGTATTCCCAACTTTGACAATATAATTTATATACCGGCAAATTATTTACTTGATAAAAAGGATCATCGTGATCTACAAAAGTTATCTCCCACATTCTTTTAACAGTGGGAAAATATCACATCATCCCAACGTCTCCTAGAAATAGCAAAACTTGTTTCATTTCTAATTTCTAAACCAAAACGAGTTACTAAATCTTTCTCTCCTTCATAACCCTCTTGTGTTTCCATCCACATTTCTATTCCATAAGCATCATCAAATTGAGATAACGGATCTTCTCCTAACAGCACATCTTCATTTACCCTATCTCTAGGAAGATAATAAACATCATGGCCATAAATCTGTATGGCTTCTATAATTAAATCTTCGTAGAGGTACTGTTCGCTTATCGTTCCTTTAGAGAAATGTACGTTGGTTGTCATTTAATTATCCAATATCAAACATAGTAGGCTCTTCCCAAGTCAATCTACCCTGCTCTTCTAATTCAGTTATCTCTCTGATAGCTTCATTGTAAATAGTTTCACCATTCATCTGTACACCACCCAACATGGTTACTCCCTGGAACTTAATAAGATTCTCTCCCCACTGTCTTTTAATAAGAGCTGTCGCATATCTCTTTAAAAATAAATCATTATATGCTTGCGAGTATTCAGCAGTATTTAATTTTCTATAACATTCCATAATGATATACTCACCTATCTCCATATCCGTAGCCCATGCCATATCAATATACAACCTACCTGCATGAACATTAAAATTAATGGGTTTCTCTCCGACCAACAGCATATCTAATAGATCAAGTTGCCACATGGTCATCTGGTAATGTATAACAGAGATATCTGAAAAGTCATAGAGATCATTCAACCTCAACTGATATCGAATGTCAAACATATTTAGATTGCCCCTATCAGTAAAGGGCAATATCCTCAACACCGAAAGTATACCATCTGGCATCGGGATGTAGTCTTGACCGATACCCCATGTTGCTGAGACATATAGTGTTACGGCAGAGCCTACCAAATGATCGAGAGTTAAAGCTGATGTAGTTAAAACATTTCCTGTCTTTGCAGAATATGTTACTATCTCCTCAGCATTAGTGCCATCTGCTGCTATTTTAATTTGACCCTGGGTGGGAAAAGTAGAAGCATCTGCCAAAGTAACAGTAGTAGCTGCACTCGACGCTGCAGTGCCCAGAATAGATGTTGATATCTCCGATGCTCCTGTACCCTTTGCTACAGCTGTTTCTTCTGCGTTTGTTTTAGCCCTCTGTACGTCGTCTGCTGTCAACTTATGTTTAAGGTATATTCGCTGCATACCATTCTGCATAAAAGTATTCCAATATTGAATAGCCTCATCTACACGATCATCTACTTGATCATCGTCTACGTTGATATCAATAACGGGATACCCTAGTTTTCTTTTACACCAGGCTTTAAATTCTGTTTTTGTTGTTGGTTCTGCCATTTGTAATATTTATCCTAAAGCCACTCCCATCGCTATAGAGAAGCCTTTTGTTGCCTTTGTATCTAATTGTGTTTGTGCATTACTGCTCAAGGTATTAATATATTGTAATTCTGTATCTGTTACGGTACCATCTGCTAATTTTGTAGCATTTATATTAGTACCACTCCATGTACCTGTAGTAATTATTCCTAATGTTACAATAGATGTTTGTCCTTGATATGTTGCTGAAATTTGAACATCATTAGCATTAACTGTAATGCCTGTTCCTGCACCAACATCTAATTGATTTCCAGTTTTGGTTAAACCAGCACCGGCTGTAATCTGTCCTGCACCCGAGAATTGGTCCCAATCAATATCAGTAGTACCAATAGTAATGGTACCATCTTTTGTCATTACATAACCATTATCAGCATTAGCTGTTCCCTTCTCAACAAAAGTAAAAGCTCCAGATGTTACTTCAACACTCGTATCAAAATCTGTAGCTCTTGTAAGTACCCAGTTAGTAGAACCATCTCCAACTGTTGTTACTGTATAGATACCATTATATGCTGCTGTAGATTGATCTTTTAATAGAACCCTCTCTGTTGCTGACAATGCTATACCATCTATAGTAAGTGCTGCTTGAGTACTACTATTCGTTAGTGTGGCTCCTACACCCGATGCACCATTATCATATGTTGAAGTTAAATTAGCTGTACTTCCCACACCACAAGATTTCTTTACATCCAATCCAGAAGATGTTGCATCTACATATGCTTTAATTGATTGCTGTGAAGCAATGGCTGTCGCACTATCTGATGACAGATCATCTTCATCGAGGAATGCTGTACCTGAAAGATTACCATTTAGAACTGGACTCGTTAATGTTTTATTTGTTAAAGTTTCAGAACCGGTTAAAGAGGTGAAACTAGCACTTTGTAAAGCTGTATTAAACTCTGCTAATGTTCCTGTTAATGTATTAGCATCTAAATCAATTGTTTTATTTGTTAGTGTTTGTGTATCTGTTGTTCCTACATAAGCTCCTGTTGGACTACCCGATACATAAGCTTTAGCAACGGCTGTTCCTTCCCATGTACCAGTAGCCACAGTTCCTAATGTTGTTATAGATGTTTGTCCTACATAAGTAGAAGCTATATCTAATGAATTTGCATTAGCAGTAATTCTATCTGCGGTACCTATTGCATCTAAAGTTACAGCACCTGAACTCCCACCACCTGTTAAACCAGTACCTGCTGTAATACTTGTAAGGTCACCTGTCTCAGGAGTAAACCATTCTAATGTTCCACTACCATCTGATGTTCTTAATGCTTGTCCACTTGAACCTACAGCAGCTGGGAATGTAGCTGTCCATGATGCTGATACAGTACCAGGAGCTTGAAGTGCTACATACTCTCCACCTGTTGTATCTTGTAACCTCAAGTCACCTTGTGCCGTAATATCTACTTGGGTTACAGAAACAGTACCCCCACTAATTATTGGAGATGTTAATGTCTTGTTAGTAAATGTCTGAGATGTTGATAAATCTGCCGTAACAGAGGTATCAATTGTTACAGTTACTGTACCTGAAGTTCCACCACCTGACAATCCATTACCGGCTGTTACTCCAGTGATATCTCCTACAGTAGGAGCTTGCCATTCTATTGCTGTTGCTGCAGAATTGGTTGCAAGAACCTGATTAGCGGTACCTAATGCTACAAGACCAGTACCTCCCACAACGTAATCAATAAATTCACCTGATTGGAACTCTGACAAACCAGTAGCAGCTGCTCCTGTATATACTGTTCTAATTGGGACTTTAGCTACCATACTCTATTCTTCCTATTTAAAATACAAACTGTGCAAATGTTTGTGTGTCCATAATATTGTTTCCATTACTAAAAAAGAAATTTTCAAATTCTATATCATCCGCTCCAGACCCTTTAAATACATATGTGGCTGCCGCTGATACTATTCCACCTGATCTAGTAAAGAAAGGAACATTTCTTGTAGATACTCCGGTAATAGTATTTGCGGTTGCAATAGCATCAATACCCACTAAAGATCCGGCCGGCAAAATAGCTCCTGTTGCCGCAATACTAATAGTTCCAGTACCATCAGAACTAATTTCTGCCCCACCTAAATTAATAGTAGTACTTGATAGCCATATATTATTCCATCTGTTTGTGCTACTTCCTAAATCATATGTATTATTAGCGGAAGGTAATACATGACTATTAATCTTACCAGTCAAACTAATAGTATCGCTTGCATCATCTCCTAATGTTATATTTGATGCTGTGACTGATAATGTTGGTAGTATTGATAATGTAACATCTCCAGAATCTCCCCCACCAGTCAAACCAGATCCAGCTGTTATTTTAGTAATATCTCCT